AAAGTGTCCAAAGTATCTATACGTTTTGAGAACACTAAATACCCTAAGCCTTTGGCAGAGTTTTGCACGGACATATCCCCATGAATATATTTTCCCCTATATATAATATATAAAAGATATAGATAGATAGGACAGTTTTTTCTGGACACAAGGCTGCGCCTAGCTTTTGGGGTGTCTAGTATTTTAAACGACAGGCAAAATCTAGGATAGGTAGGAAAAGCGAGATTTTGTAAGAAGTGGGTCAAGCTGACCCACATTTCCCTTAGCATACCCACTCTGCATCGATGACACCTGCGTAATACTCATGGGTAAAGGCTTTCTCGTCCATTGATCGCAGGGTTACAAAGCCTTCACTGCTTGGTTTGTGTGGCGGTCTGGCATCGACCAGTATGTGTGGGGCGTTACGGAAGTCGTGAACTACGTCACCGATTAGTAGCTCTACGCCTGTGGTTTTGCTTAGTAGTTTGAACATGATTAGTTTCCTTAGTTGGTTAAGTTGAGAACGCGTTCGAGATACGCGCCAAGCTGTTGCAGTTCTTCGGTGCGTACATCTAGCTCTTGCGCTATGTGTTCAGTCATTGCTGCGTTTTGTAGTGCCAGTCGTGCTACTTCTTGAATTAGTAGGTACATATCGCTCATGGTTGATTCTCCTTTTTTAGACATGGTTATCCTCTGAATATGCGGTTGAGTTTGTTGGTGATGATGACGGTTCCGAATACAAGCGAGATGAGATACAGCCACAGCCCTTCGGGTATTAGCTGGATCAAGGCAACGGTTAGCAGTACGCCTGCCAGTAGTGAGCCAATGATGTCGGCTAGGTATTGCTTTTGGTTCTCGGTCATGATGATTCTCCTTTGGTTAAGCGTTTTCGGTTATGACACGGCTATCTTCGTACGTCAGTACAAAGTCTGGGTATTCCGCCACTTCATCGAGGGTTTTTGCGATATGCACCGTTGCGGATATGGCTTGACCGTAGCGGTCTAGTTCTTCGGCTACCTCGCGGTAAGCTGCCTTTGCTTGGGCAAGTGTGCGATGCGGTGTTGCATCTTCAAGGTAGTCGTTATCAATTCTTAAAAAGTATTTCATGGGTATTGCTCCTTTGGTTAGACACGGAATGAAACAGCGGCTCGGCTCCCTTGCCTCACCGCCTCAGAAAAATGGGTCAAGCTGACCCACATTTACGCTACAGCCTTCAAAAACTTCTTTTGTTCGGCTTTCGACATTTTGTTAAATGCGTTCAACAGCTTTGTTACCGCATCGACTGACTCACTCTTACCGCTTGACGATGTGCGCTTCTCGCCTTTCAATGCGTTCATCACGTCACGAACACGGGTTTTCAAAAACTCGAACCGAGCGTGTTTGGTATCGAGCACGACTTTGCTCTCGCCTTGTACTTTCCAACCCTTGCCGCCCGTCAACGCTTCGCATACCGCTTTGATGACATAGGGTCTTTGTAGTTCGGGCGTATCGAGTCCGAGTGAGTGTAGTTCTATGAGTAGATCATCTTGTTTCGCGAGGAACGAGGCGACGATCTTGTTTACTTGTGCTTGTGTTGACATGGTATAGACTCCTTTGAGTTAAATGAATGTGACAAAATGTGCCTTTCCGACACAATTTCAGTATCTCATACCCCCCTTTTTATCGGTTTATTCACCCTGTTTATGCCCTCTGTGGGTCAATCTGAACCCTATTTTGCTGCCAAAATGGCAACTTGACGACCCCACCGTACCCCCACCCCCCAAAGTCAGGCAGCATGGGGGGCTCTGCATAGAACACTAATCCCCTCCGATTCTCCACATTTCCAGTTATCACCTAGACAACACTGATTCAAACCCCCATTTCAGTCACCCCACCCTATATTATAAAAATAACAATACACTTGTCCAATGTTTGACAAACACAGACAAAAAAATCCCCCGGCCATAACCGAGGGAGAAGTCCGCCATAAGCGAAGGAGAAGCAAATGAGAAACGTTGCCGCTTGCACACTTGCAAACTTAAGTATACACTGCGGCCAACGTGGTTGCAAGGGCCAGCGCGATGTTAGAACACTTAATTGATTTTGAACCTGAAGTTGAGGATGACTCCTCGGGATTTGTGCCGCTTGAAAAAACACAGCCAGCAGTTGCAGTGGACGCTAAGATACAGACAGCCGATTGGCTAAAAGGTTTGGGTGCAGCAAGTGAAGACGTACTAACTGAGTTAGACGTAAAAGCATCCAGAGACACCTTTAGTAGTTTAGTAACTGCACAGGCACCCGAGCACACACACGCCGCACTTTCCAAAGTACAAACACCAGCAGCGGTACAACATCTAGTAGGCATGCTAACGGCTTACGATTGGGAATTTGTAGAACGCGCCAAAGAACTACGTGGTTATACAGTTGCTAAGATTTTAGAAGACACCACCCACCCGACGGCTTCCGTGCGTTTAAAGGCGCTTGCCTTATTAGGTAAGGTAACAGAGGTCGGGCTATTCACCGAGAAGATAGAAATAAAGAAGTCAGAGTTGTCTGACTCAGAACTGGACGCTAGGATCAAAGAGAAACTGGGAAAAATGGCTAAGATCGTTGAGATTACAGACGTCACAGACATTGTAGAAAATTCTGAAAACACTAGTCAAACCTTAGACACCGATCAGGAGGCGCATGAAAGCAGTCCTGAGTCCTGAAGAAATACGTGCGTTACAGGCAGTCCTCCCAACCTTGAGCCCTAAAGAGAAGGCAGAGTTATTAGCGGATTTGGAAGAACGCGCTGCGCGAGCCAGTAAGGTTATTGGGCAGGACTCCATGCTGGGATTTGCAACGCATGTGTATCCGGGATTTAAGATTGGACCGCACCACAGGAAACTCTCTAAGATATTTGAGGATGTGATTGCGGGTAAGAAAAAGCGTGTGATTATCAATATTGCACCACGTATGGGTAAGTCGGAGTTCTCGTCGTATTTGTTCCCTGCGTATTTCCTTGGAAAGTTTCCTGATAAGAAGATCATCATGGGAACGCATACGGCATCGCTTTCAGAAGACTTTGGACGACGGGTTCGTAACTTAATTGAGTCCGATGAATACCAAGACCTCTTTCCAGACACGCGAATAGCAGACGACCAAAAGGCGGCAGGCAAGTGGTCGACCGGAGCGGGGGGTCAGTATTACGCAGCAGGTGTGGGTGGTGCTCTGGCTGGTCGTGGCGCTGATTTGTTTGTTATTGATGATCCACACTCTGAACAGGATGTTAAGTCTAACTCTAGACTAGCCTTTGATACAGCATGGTCGTGGTTCCAAACAGGACCGTTACAGCGTCTGATGCCGGGCGGAGCGATCATTGTTATTATGACTAGGTGGTCGTTGCTTGATCTGACTGGTCGTTTGGTAGAGTATCAAATAAGAAACCCCGAAGCGATACCGTGGGAGATTGTTGAACTGCCTGCCATCTTGCACCAAGATGAAGAAAACGAGAAGTCGCTCTGGCCTGAGCAGTGGCCGCTAGAAGCACTAAAGAAAACCAAAGCGTCGATCGACCCAAGATACTGGAACGCGCAGTACATGCAGCAGCCTACCTCGGAAGCGTCAGCCATTGTGGCTAGACGGCATTGGCGTATTTGGGAAAAGGACGAGCCCCCCAAGTGTGAGTACATCATCCAGAGTTGGGATACCGCGTTTGAAGCAAAGACCACCGCCGACTATTCTGCGTGTACGACGTGGGGTGTGTTTTATAACGAGGAAGAGCACGACGAGCCGCAAGTGATTTTGCTAGACGCCTTTAAAGACAGGATGGCGTTTCCAGAATTAAAACAAGTTGCACTAAAACATTACAAGGATTGGGAGCCAGATGCGTTCGTTGTGGAGAAAAAGGCAGCAGGTGCCCCGCTTATTCAAGAGCTCAGAGCAATGGGAATCCCTGTCCAAGAGTTCTCCCCCAGCCGAGGAAACGACAAAATCGTCCGCGTCAACGCTATCGCGGATTTGTTTACATCTGGTAAAGTCTGGGCACCAGACACCCGGTGGGCACGAGAAGTAATTGAAGAACTCGCTGCCTTCCCCGTTGGCGAACACGATGACTACGTAGATACAACATCCCAAGCCCTCCTGCGATTTAGGCAAGGAGGCTTTATTTCGCTCGACACGGATGATCGGGACGACAAACTTTTTGCACCGCGTAAAGCGGCATACTATTAAGGAGCCAAAATGGCTATTGACAAAGGCTTATACCAAGCCCCACAAGGTTTAGCATCACTCCCAGAAGAAGCGCCGTTAGAGATCGAGATCGTTGATCCTGAAGCAGTAAGTATTTCGGGTCCGGGGTTTGAGATCGAGCTTGCAAAAACAGAAGCTGCGGAATCGTTTAACGAGAATATGGCAGAAACGCTTGACGAGAGCTACTTAACAGAGCTTGCAGGCGAGTTGGATTCGGACATTACCAACGACAAAGGCTCCCGTAAAGATTGGGAAAAGTCATA